CACACCCTGCTCCACCTGTTACTAATATTTTCATATTTTAAATTTAGATTCGTGATAATGTTCATTATACATTTTCACTGTTGTTTCTGAACATAATGTATAAAAATCTTTATCATTATCCAACTTTAAAATTAACTTTCTTGCAGTATTTAAATCCCCATCTTTAACTGTAAGATCTGGGTGTAGTATTCGTTGGGTATCTAAGCCATCATAACCTATACATGGAATTCCTAAATATGAGCAATTTAACGCGAAAGTACCGGCAGCATGCGTACGCATCATATGAATCCCAATCTTTCTTTTACTTAATTCCGACATCCACTCATCCCACATCATATAAGGTAATTGGGTTAACCCTAACTCTTCTTCACCTTCTTCTCTCCTACCCATTTTAGGTTGGTATATTTTATCTGTAATAGATGATGCTAGCATAAAAGAATCAAACCCACCATACCAGCTTTTCATATTGCCTCCAATCATCACCCCACTTCTATTTCCAGGATGAGTTATGGTTTTTATTGGGTTTGAATACATAAGTGATTTTAAAACTCTAACATCTTTATGATTAACTAGTCCTTTGTAATATTCAGCATCAGATTTATTATGAGCATATATAATATCAGCATCTGCTAAATTATTAAAATATTGAATTTGTTTTGATAGTGGGTAGTCTTGAAAATACCAAAACGGTCCTTCTTGCATTACAGCTACCTTATCACAATAAGTTTTTAACTTAGAAACATTAACCCACTCTGGGTTTTTCTTTGAATTGATAACTATACCTAAATCATAATGTTTAGAAATATTGTTATCATTTAAATTGTAATGGTCTGAGTTTAGAGCTACCATCCAAGCAAACTCGGTTCTCATATTATTGTATTCCTTAGTAATTGCTTCTTTAGGAAAACTATCCATTTCTGTAAAAAATGCTACTGTCATTTAAAAATATTCATTGTTAAGAAATAAAAAGAATTGCATTTCTTCATCTTCTGCATCTAATAATATACAATTATAATCTAAAACTTTAGCAAATCCAAATAATTCATAATTAGGTATAAAGTTTATATGTTCAAATCTAATACCACCATCAGCTAATTTAACATCAGTTGCAAAGAAATATTTATCACCATACCAATATGAATTTAAACCATCATAATCTGTATTTGGTTTACTTATTAAAAATCCATATTTAGAAATTCTAGCCATTTCCTCTAAAAAACCATAAGTTGAGTACATATGTTCAATTACTTCAAGTGAAATTGCAAATTCTACTTCATTTTCCTTTAGTGGAAGTGGGTTTTTATTAAAATTTTCAACTCTAACATCTTTTACTAATTCAGCAACTCTTTTACTACCATCTGCTCTAATTATATTTTCGATTGATTGGAACTGATTAAGAGATTTAAAGTCAATAGGTATTTCACCACACCCTATATCTGCTATAGATTTAAATTGGTGGGTGTCTTTAAATATTTGTTCTAGATGGGTTAATGCTTGAGCCCAAAAAGTAGGGGAATGACTGCCTTGAAGATTAATCCCGGTTTGTGCCCATTTATCATAATTCCACCTTTTAATATTATCTTCTAATGTTCTTACTGTTCTTGGTAAATTCATAATTCATTTAACGTTTTAAATTTTACATTCATATTTTTAACTAAGTGGTCTAACGATAATCTCATTTGATTAAAATTTCTTTCACTCCATATATTATCATTCCATTCTCCAGCTATGTGGGATTGGAACATTATAGTATTTTCATTATGGATTTTAATATCATTTGTATTAATCCCATCCGCACCAAAAAATGTTTTACAATCCCATTTTAAATTATTATTATGTTGGTAGTGAATAGCTGAGTATTTAAAATGCTTACCTAATTCTTTAACTGCTGAAGGGTGTCCTAACCAACCTGGGTTTCTCCAACCTGAAGGTTTATGGTTTACTGCTTCCCATTCATTTAACATTAATTTAATTCTATCTTGTGCTTTTTCAGTGGTATCTAATTCCCAAAACTCACATTCACCTATATCAGTTCTCTCACATTGATGAAAATGTCCATGAGCTGCTAGTTCAAAATAATCTTTAGATTTTAACCAATCAACCCAATCTTTATGTTTTGATAAAGGTGATGTGTTATGATAATTTGAAGGTATAAATAAAGTAAACTTAGCACCAAATAACCTATTTAATTCTTCTAAATATACCATTTGTTCATCTCCTTCCAATCCCCAACCTTTTTCAGGGTGAATATCATCAATTGATATTGTTACATTATAACTTGGTTTATTTTCCATTTACAATGTATCATAATAAGCATTTTGTTTTTCTTGCCTTTTTATATCTTTAGGATGATATAATGCAAGTTCTTCTTGGGGAGGGAATGCTGAGAATTGTGTATGACCTTCAATCACCTCATGTACTTTATTTCTCCATTGAATCTCAGGTTTATTTTTATATACTCTCATTTGATAATCTGGCCAGTTAACCCAACCCTTATCATCAACTCTCCATCTCCATTTTTTAATATGTTCATCAGTTAAACCTTCTACTGTATTAACTCTTGGAACATGGTAAACTTCAACATCAGGGTTTGTTTCTAGAATAGTATGGAGATTTTGAATTAATATTTCATTAGGTATTTCATCAGCATCAATTTGAAATATGTAATCTCCTTTACACATTTTATTTAATTTATTTTTCCACTGTGAAAAGTTTCCATTGAAATTTTTCCCACTCCAGTTTAACTTACTATTAACAGAATTTCCTCTTAAAAATTCTTCGATTTTAGTATTACCATTTTTTTTATCAAATAGTATAACTATTTCATCTTCTTTTCTTATGTGTTTTTGTAAATATGGAACTAGTTTTTGTATTTCTACCAATTCATTACAAACTGTAATTGCATAACTTATTTTCATTTTATTTATTTTTCAGTGAATATGCCAATATAATCTTTTTCATCAAATTCTTGAAGTGTTTCCATATCCATTCTATGTTTATAATATTCTCCTTTTTTATGTGGGATTGGATATTTTTCTTTCTCATCATCTTTAACTTCAACAGCTTTAACAGCTCCCCATTTCCAACTTTCAACATCCACCCCATTAGCAAATATCATGCCTTTTTCTGGAAGGTTGATTGTTGATGGCATCCAAATTTTTCCATTATCATCCTCACCCATTAATTCTTTATATAAATTAGGGAGTAATTCCATTTGTTCTTCGAAGAATTGTGTTCCTTTTTCTAATAAACTATTAGTCATAAACCCACACCCATAACATTGTTGGATTTTAATTTCTTCATTTACATTTTGAACATAACAAGCGTCAGAACCACACCTGTCACATATAATCATATTATCCATTTTATACTTTTTTTAATTTTGGGAGTGAAGGTTTATTACCAAATTGGGGAAGTGAAATAGTGACTTCTTCTGCGAATGTTGGTAGATTATCTGTTAAGAGTTTATTTAATTGTTCTTCCATTTTAGCAAAACTGAAATTAGATCTACTATAATATCCTTGACGTTTACCTTTTACTTTCCAGTCTTTATACTGTTCAAAAACCTCATTTAAATAACGACCAACTTCACTATGGTTAACACTAAACCATTCAGAACCCTCTATTAACATATCTTTTTGTTGTGCAGATGGGTGTATTTTAGTTAATTGTCCACCCATCATTGCTGAGAAGTCACTTTTTAAGAAATCAGTTTGGCCTGACCAATTTGTAGCTATTACAGGTTTGTTAGTTAAACTAAATTCAAGTAGTGGTCTACCAAACCCTTCACCTTTAGTTAAGCTAACCATTGCTTTAATCTTTGGGTGATTATATAATTCATTCATTTCAGAATCATTAAATTCACCATGAATTAAATAAACATTAGGTAATATAGATTTAGGAACACTATTACGGATTGAATTAATTCGTTTTTGCATTTCATACCTATCCATGTAACTAGCTCCACCACCACTCATTTTTAAAATTAATGCTGGTTTCTTTTTCTTATTTTTATATAGTTCATAAAATGCTTTTATAAGTAATCCAACATTTTTTCTATCCTCTCCCAATTGACCTTTCATCCAATGACCAACAAATAAATAAGCAAATGATTCGGGTATATTATTAATATGGTCTAATAGTTCTTGATTTTTAAAGTCTTTTTTATCAATTTTCTTATAAACATCTAAATCAGCACCCTCAATTAAAACTTCACAAGGTGTTGTTAGTTTTAGTTTTACCTGTTGACCATTTTGGGTGTTTTTAGCATCGTATACTGTATTTTCAAATACTGATTTACTATGTTTAGAAGAGGTTAAAATTAAATCCATTCTATTACAACCTTCAATCCATTGATGGGCACAAATAGTAGTTTCAATTCCTGCTGTTAATCCGATATTATACTTCCCAACTTTTTGGAACTCATTAGGTACTGTTATTTGACACCAAATATCAGGTTGTTTATCTAATTGGTTATTAGGTAAATTTAATAAATGAGGTGTTAAAAATCCCCACTCATTTTTATGGTCTTTAATAAACCCAAATGGGGTGTTACCCCATCTTTGGGGTAATATTTTAACTTCGTATTTTTCGCTTTTAATTAAAGCTTTTACAAAATCTCTAGAACGTGCCCCATAACCTGAATATGTGTCAATTGGGCAGCTTATATAAAATGTATTTTTCATTTAGTAAATTATTTTGTGTTTTAAAACTCTTGATTCAAAGTCAGTATCCTTTAGAAATTCAAATTTTTCTCTAGGTTTCCATGTATCAAATAACTCATCTAATCCTTCTATAATTCGATTAGACATTTTTTCTGAAGTAAATCCTGCTTCATCTGATAAAGCCCATTCCATACCTGCTTTACCTCTTTCTCTTCTTTCTTCATCTCCCATTTTATACATTTCCATAATTTTGAGTGATGCATCTTCAAAAGAACATCTATCATCATAAATGTATGGTGTAACTGGGGATCCAACAATTGATAAATTTGAAGGGAATGTAGGTAATACCCACTTACCATGTTTAGTATAAGTACCTCTATGGTTAGATGGGATATCTTTATTAAAATCAACCCAATTTCCATCTTCATCTTCAAATCTCATTTGATCTTGCATACCACCTGTTACATTAGCAATAAATGGAGTACCTGATAATAGTGATTCAGTTAATGCTAACCCCCATCCTTCTGCAGAAGATATTAAAATAACGCTGTCAGCACAGTTATACATCATATTCATCTGTTCAGTTGTAAGCTTATCGGCTGATATTACAACATTTCCATTTCCTTCAGGGAACATATATTCAATAACTGCACCTAAATCTGTCCCGTGTTCACTTACAGGTTCTGTATGAAGAACTAAAGTACATTTTTCTCTTTTTTCAGGAGTTAACTCATCTAAAAATAACTTCCATGCTAGTATAGTATCTGAAATTGATTTACGTCTAATATTTCTTGAGTTAAATAATAACATAAAATCACAATCTTTACCTTTGGATAAATGTTTTTTAAACTTTTGTAATTCTTCATTAGTTTTATCTAAAGGACGGAAGATTTTATTATTTAAACCATGGGGAACATATTTAATAACTTTATTTTTACCCCTATCTCCTAAAACAATTTCATTAATTGCTTTGGTTTGTTTTGATATACCAAATAAAGCATCACATGATTCATAAAATTCTTTATTATACATTGGGGCTGGCATGCTATCCCAAATGTTAAGATATACAATTGGGATTTCTTTTCTAATTTGATTTTCCATTGCAAATACCCATTGAAAATATCTTGGATCAGTAATTAAAAATATAGCATCTGGTTTTTCAGTTTCAATAACTCCTTTTAATAAATCAGGATTACCATAACCATCTGTTGGGTATAAAATAACAGATGAATCATCAATGCCTGCTAATTTATTATTATCAGTTGATAAATCTATTCTTTTTCCTTTTTCGGGATGTTTAACCGCCCCAGCTAACTGAACCCAATTATATCTGTGGGAGGTATGTAGAACCATTTCTCTACCAATTTGAGCAACTCCAGAATGTACTCTAATGTCATCAGTTAAGAGTAATATTTTTTTTCTATCTTTCTGTTTAATGTAACCTTCTTTCATAATTTATTTTTCTGTAAAATCCAGATTTGTATGATTAGTAATTTTTTTTCTAAATTCTTCATCTGTTAAGAACAAATGGATTGCTCTATCTGAAAGTTTTTGAAATGAGAATTTACGTTTTACACATTCAATTTTAAAATTCTCAAACAATTCACTTTGAACTTTCACACTAGTTAGTGTCATTTCTTTATTACTCATAATTGATTTTTATTTATTTTAATATAATATTTTTATTGGGATACTCCACATAATTCTGAATTGTCTTTAAAAGGACAAAAGGTACAATTCCATTTTGAAGGGGTAGGAGTATAATTTTTATCTTTATATCCATTTTTATCAAATACCTCTTCAATAAAACTACTTAAAGCTTTATCTGCTTTATTTAATTTTACTTTACCTGAAGCCGGTACAAATGTTTGGATTCTAGGTATAAAATAATCTGGATGGTCATATACTTTACGTTTTAGGATAAAGAATTCAATATCAATATTACTTACAGGGATATTAAATTGCTCAGCAAAAAACTTTTTATATAGAATTAGTTGGAATTGTTTATCTTCATCCTTTTTGACTTTATCATTCCACCCACGAGTAGATGTTTTAATATCTATAATTTTAAATGTTTGGGTAGGTTCATGGTACATTACAATATCCAAATAACCTTGATAGATGACATTATTATAAAATTTATGAGGAGGTATTACAACAGGTATTTCACATCCTACTAAATACCAACCTTTTTTATTAAAATGTTGACCTTTTTTTCTTTTAAAGGTTTTTAAAATTTCAACTCCATCTTCATAAAATTCCCTTAACTCCTCGGAATCACTAAAATGTTGGCTTTTATTTTTCTTATACTGAATTCTATATTCTTCTCTTAAAGCATCTTCAAACATAGTGTAAATATCCATTCTATCAGCTGCAGCAGCACTTTCATCATACATTACATCTAAATAATGTTGGAGTACTTCATGAAGTGCTGTTCCAAATACTGTATGAACTGTTGAAGAAAATATTTTATGTCCATCTTTATATTGAAGCGCCCATTTATGGGGACAACTTCTATACATAGAAAATTGAGAATAAGATACGTTTTTTTGATAAGCATAATTTATCTCATCAGGTTTAAATGCTCTTATCTCTTTTACTATTTGAGGTAACTTTTTTTTCTTTCCCACAACTTTTTTATTTTATTTACCCCGTGAATATACGAACAATATTTAAGGGAACCAAATCAGGCTATTTTTTCCACTTTCCCCTCATTACTAACTGAGCTATGACACCATAATTAGATATGTCAATAAAGCTGTCAATCATGGGTTCATCATCAACATAACTTTTACCTTTGCGTTTAAGCATGTTTTTTAGGCGGTTTATCTTGTCATTACAGCGCAACCAAATGCCAGTCAATGAGAGATGTATATCTTCATCTTCCACGAGTGTAGACCCTAAAGCAATATTCCCTAAACCATAATCCATCATCTTTCCAGCAAATAACTCATACTGTTCTTTTTGAATTTGTCTAAATTCCTCTGCTAACGATGGGTATGTTTTTTCAAAATCTGTAATTGCTTTCTCCATACTATATAACTTCTTTTTTATCTAAATATTTTTCTATTGTTTCTAATCTCTCATCAGCATCAGCTAACATAGCAAGTGCTTCTTCGGCATTTTTATAAAAATCCTCTGTTGAATGATCACCAATACCTGCTGGGTTTACTTCTAGTAATTCTAAGGTTAATAATGATTTTGCTTTATCTGCTATTGCTGATGTGTAAAGCATATCTCTTAATCGACTCATAATTCTGCTTTTTTTATTAATTTTTTAATTTCTTTTTCTTCAATCCCCATTTTAGTTAAAATCCCATAAACCCCGGTTTGCCTTAAAATATCAATGTAGTGATCTGCTTCACCTAAAGAACATTCAAAATATTCAGCCACATACTCAGCTAATTCTTGATAATTTCTTTTCTTTTGATTTTTAATATACTTAAGCCAGGTTTTCTTTTTTGGAATCATTTCTCGGTAAATTGAATATATTTGTTGTTTATTTTGTGGATTTATCTTTTGTACATAGTTTGCAACATCAATGTAACCTATATACATTGATACATATCTATGTATCATGTAAGAATTCCATTTATCCCACGAAGCTTGTGAGAAATTTGCTGGAGGAGATTTTTTATAAGTTATCTCCTCCAACCAATCAAATATATTTTTTACTTCAATTTGAGACATTAAATAGTAATATCTTTGTATTCTTCTCTAAGTTCTACTGGGACTGTTG